ATGTCCTTATTAAAAAGCATGCTGTTTTTTCTTGTTGTATCGTGCGGCTCGCTGATCACGCTGCTCTGTTTATGGCTCGATATGTCCGTCTGGCATGACGACTTATCCGAAGTTTCAGCGACCGAAGTTGTGCAGGAAATAACCCTTCTTGCGATTGTGATGATTCATTTTGTTCTGGCAAAACGTTTTAACGCTTTCCGGCTTTGTAACATTCTGGTCGGTGGTTTCTTTCTGACGATGTTAATTCGTGAACTTGATGCTGTCTTTGATGTTATCGCTCATGGCAGCTGGGTGTGGTTTGCTCTTGGTGCAGCTTTCATCGCACTGTGGTATCCGTTGAAAAAATGGCCAGAAACGTTGCGTGAATTAAATATGTATACCCGTACGCCTTATTATGGCGTGATGATCAGTGGGTTAATCGCCATTCTGGTCTTCTCAAGGCTTTTTGGCATGAACGTTCTGTGGAGCGCAGTATTGCAGGATGGCTACGCCAGAGTTGTAAAAAACGCAGTAGAGGAAGGCAGCGAAATGTTCGGCTACATGCTGTGCCTGGCGGCCTCTGCGGGGTACGCCTGTTACGTGCGCGCTGTGAGCATAAAAAAAGCCGCCTGAGCGGGCGGGTTTTCATCACCATACAAAGCAGAATCAGAACGGGTAATCCCGTTCTAAAACCACACCATAATATACCTGATTTGCCACGAATATCATTTTTCTGGCGCCGCGTACTGTTAATAAATCTCCGTTTTCTCTCAACAGAAATGAAAAGCCCGGGCATCTGTCCGGGCTTTTTTTAGTTATTTCTGAACCAGCTTACGGAATCAATCGCTGGTGGATTTCTCCGCTTTACCTGCCATTTGCGCGAGGAAGTCATAGCGTTTTTGCAGATCCGCCGTGGCGTCTTTCCACAGTTGCTCAGCAACTTCCGGCTGCTGGGCATTCAGGCGGCGGAAACGCTGCTCTTTCATCAGCGTATCGGCCAGCGCATCTGACGGTGGACGTGAATCCAGCGCCAGCGGCAGCTTGCCTTCGTCGGCACGACGCGGATCGAAGCGATACAGCGGCCAGAAGCCTGTTGCGGTCAGCTGACGCATCTGGTCATGGCTCAGGGCCAGATCGTAGCCATGCTCCTCACAAGGGCTGTAGGCAATGATTAGCGATGGTCCCGGATAGGCTTCTGCCTCCTGAATCGCTTTCACCGTCTGGTTGAGCTGTGCGCCCAGCGAAATCTGCGCAACGTAGACATGACCGTACATCATCATGCTGACGCCCAGATCTTTGCGTGCCTTACGCTTGCCGTGTTCACCAAATTTGGTGACGGCACCGAGTGGAGTCGCTTTCGAAGCCTGCCCGCCGGTGTTGGAGTAGCACTGGGTATCAAGTACCAGAATATTGACGTTTTCCGTCAGGCTCAGCACGTGATCGAGCCCGCCAAAGCCGATGTCGTAGGCCCAGCCGTCGCCGCCAATCAACCAGATGGATTTTTCCACCAGCGCGTCGGCATCGGTCAGCAGCTCTGCCGCACCCTCTTCGTTCTGCAAATGCTGACGCAAAGCGGCTACCTGTTCGCGACGCACTTCCGGCGTGGCTTCCGCGTGCAGCGCTTCGTTGAGCTCAGCAGGGAGCTTGTCGGCGAACGTTTCCAGCAGACGCATTACGCGGCTGCGGTGCTGGTCGACCGACAGGCGGAAGCCCAGACCAAACTCGGCGTTATCTTCGAACAGCGAGTTCGCCCAGGCCGGACCGCGGCCGTTGAGGTCGGTGGTGTACGGCGTGGAGGGCAGGTTACCGCCGTAGATAGACGAACAGCCGGTGGCGTTGGCAATCATCATTCTGTCGCCGTAGAGCTGAGTCAGCAGCTTGATATACGGCGTTTCGCCGCAGCCGGAGCAGGCACCGGAGTACTCGAACAGTGGCGTAATCAGCTGTGAAGTTCGAATATCGATTCGTTCCAGCTTCGTGCGGTCGATTTCCGGCAGGGCGAGGAAGAAGTCGTAATTGACTTTCTCTTCTTCGACGTGCTCCAGGCGTGACATCATATTGATGGCTTTGATATCCGGATCCTGACGGTCCTTCGCCGGGCAGACTTCCACACACAGATTACAGCCGGTGCAGTCTTCCGGGGCGACCTGCAGCACATACTTCTGACCGCGCATATCACGGGATTTCACATCCAGCGAGTGCAGGCTGGCCGGGGCGTTTTCCATCTCTTCAGGCGAAACCACTTTGGCGCGAATGGCCGAGTGCGGGCAGGCGGCGACGCAGTGGTTACATTGCGTGCAGAGATCTTCTTTCCAGATTGGGATCTCTTCGGCGATGTTGCGTTTCTCCCAGCGGGTTGTGCCGACGGGCCAGGTGCCGTCCGGCGGCAGCGCAGAAACGGGCAGGGCATCGCCAAGTCCGGCCAGCATGGCGGCGGTGACGGTTTTGACGAAGTCCGGTGCAGCGTCCGACACAACCGGCGGGCGCATCGGGCTGCTGTCGTCGACGGGCTGCAGCGGCACTTCCGCCAGCAGCTCGCGGGCCATCGCAAGGGCCTGCCAGTTACGTTCGACCAGCTCCTGACCTTTGCTGCTGTAGCTTTTGGCAATCGCGCCCTGCAGTTCAATCAGCGCGCTGTCGCCCGGTAAAATTTGCGTCAGCTGGAAGAATGCCATCTGCATCACGGTGTTAATACGCGCCGCAAGGCCACATTCACGGGCAATTTTGGCTGCGTTCACTATATAGAAGCGAGCCTGTTTTTGATTCAGCACGGCCTGCACTTCCTGCGGAAGACGCGACCACACCTCATCGGCACTGTATGGCGTATTTAGCAGGAAAATTCCGCCGAGCTTCAGACGCTCGGCCATCTGATATTTGTCGATAAACTGTAACTGGTGGCAGCCGACAAAATCCGCCTGCGAAACCAGATAGGCTGAGCGCACCGGCTGTTCAGAGACGCGAAGATGCGAGACGGTCAGTCCACCGGCCTTTTTCGAGTCATAGACGAAATAGCCCTGGGCGTACCACGGCGTGGAGTTACCGATAATCTTGATGTTGTTCTTGGTAGCGGAAACGCTGCCGTCGCTGCCGAGCCCGTAAAACAGCGCTTCCAGCTTCGCGGTGGAGGGCAACGTGTTTTCCGGCAGGGCCAGCGACAGGTTGGTCACGTCATCGTAAATACCAACGGTGAAGCGTGATTTTGGCTTGCTGGCGCTGAGCTCATTGAAAATTGCCAGCACGCACTCAGGGCCAAACTCTTTCGAGGAGAGGCCATAGCGGCCGCCAATCACCCGCGGCAGCGTTTCGCGTTCACCACTGTTAAAAGCTTCCGCCAGCGCGGTCATCACATCCAGATACAGCGGCTCGGCGTGCGCGCCAGGCTCTTTGGTACGATCCAGCACGGCAACGGTTTTTACGCTATCCGGCAGTTCAGCCAGCAGATGTTTAGCCGAGAACGGGCGATACAGGCGCACTTTCAGCACGCCGACTTTTTCGCCTCGGGTCAGCAGTTCATCCACCACTTCTTCACACGTGCCGATTGCGGAACCCATCAGTACGATGACGCGCTCAGCCTGCGGATGGCCGTAATATTCAAACGGTTTGTACTGACGGCCCGTGGCGCTGGCGAAGTCATTCATCGCCTGTTCAACGTGCTCGTACACCGCGTTGTACCACGGGTTAGTGGCTTCGCGGGACTGGAAGTAGGTATCCGGGTTGGCGGAGGTACCGCGAATAACCGGATGCTCAGGATTCAGCGCTCGCTCGCGATGCGCGTCGATTTCTGCCTGTGGCATCAGGTTGAGGATCGTGTCATCCGCCAGCGGAACAATTTTGTTGATCTCGTGGGACGTGCGGAAGCCATCAAAGAAATGAATGAACGGCACGCGGCTTTTCAGCGTCGCGATCGTTGAGATCAGCGCAAAATCCTGCGCTTCCTGAACGTTTGCCGCGCTGAGCATTGCGCAGCCTGTCTGGCGTACGGCCATGACGTCGGAATGATCGCCAAAAATCGACAGCGCGTGTGTGGCAACGGTACGCGCGGCGACGTGCAGTACAAATGGCGTCAGCTGACCGGCCAGTTTGTACAGCGTCGGGATCATTAACAGCAAGCCCTGCGAGGAGGTAAAGGAAGTGGAGAGGGCACCCGTTTGCAGCGCACCGTGCACGGCGGCTATCGCGCCTGCCTCAGACTGCATTTCCACGACTCGCGGAACGTCGCCCCAGACATTTTTAAGGCCGTTTCCCGCCCAGGCATCGGCCTGTTCCGCCATCGTCGAGCTTGGCGTGATCGGGTAGATGGCGATAACTTCACTGGTGCGAAACGCCACCGACGCGCAAGCGCCATTACCGTCAGTTGTAATCATATGGTTGCTCTCACTACTTAAGTTAAAGATTTATAAAGTTATTATTTGTTCCCACTAACTGCATGGGGCACCAATGGGGCATTCGCATTCATTTTCAGATTCAAAATGCCCAATTGGTCAGCATTGTTCTCGCTCATCCAGGCGCCATACACCATGTAAACCATCTGGGCGTTTCTGTGTCCCATCTGGTTGGCTATGAAGGTCGGGTTAGCTCCGGCAGCCAATGACCAACATGCATACGTGTGTCGGGACTGGTATGCATTCCTGTATCTTAATCCCGCTCGTCTGGTCATGTTTTCCCATGATGAATGAAGAGAAGGCACGGAATAATGATTTGCGCCAGGTCTTCCTCTTCTGGTGAGCTCAGGATTGAAGACGAAAGTGCACGGATGAATGCTTGTCCGGCCGTACTCCCGTAGTTTCACTACGATCTGCCTTTGCCTGTTTACCCTGGTTAGTTGAGCTTGGGCTTTCAGTGTTTCAATCGCTGGCTGAACGAGATGGATGATCCTGTCAGTTCCAGCGTCAGTTTTTGGTAGTGTGAATTCCTTGGCCCGCGTGTATGTTCTCTTAACAATGATAGTCCCGGTTTTTAAATCTATATCTTCCCAGGCGAGAGCACACAATTCACCGTGCCGCATTCCTGTGTAGACGGCGAGTGACCATAAATTTCGAAACTGTGGGTGCAATGCTGCTCCAATCAGTCTTGAAAATTCGTCACGTTCCAGCGGGTCCGGATCCGCTTTTGATTTCTTCAGAAGAGAAATCCCGTCAAAGGGGTTCTTTTGAACATACCCATTATCCGCAGCGAACTGAAACATCCCTCCGGTAACGACCATGTAACCATTCACCGTTGTCGCCTTCCGTCCTGTTTTTGGCTGTTTCTGCCCACCCATTAACATGTGAGGGCCAGTAAGCAACTCCCTCCTCAGGAACAGCAAGTCCTCCTGACTTACTGCTGAAATCATCTTTCTTGGCCCGATCAATTCAACCATATTGGAGATGACGGATTTATAACCACGCATGGTATTGTTTGATACATCCATACTCTTCAGTGCCAACCACTTTTCAGCGATTTCTGAGACAGTAATTTCTTTATTCTTAATCCCAAAATGCCGGAGATTTGATGAATTTGGGAACTGGGACGCGTAGTCGAAGTTGCCCATTTTTATCGAGAAACAAACCGCCGTTCTCAACTCACCGGCCATCTTTCTGTTCTTTGGAGTATCCGGAACTCCAAGGCTTTCGCGTACGCGACGGCCTTTGTAATGGAAAACGATACGGAGATTACCTCCGTGATTTTCAACGCCAGTAGGATAGGTTGGTTTACCCATTATGCCTCCCGCGCCCAAGAGCATGACCAGAGTAGCTGTTTAGATTTACACATCAAGGAGTCATCCCTGGCTGCTTTGATATTTGGGTTTCAATCCACCGATCGATAGCTTCGCGGTTATACAGACACTCACTGGTCGGTTTTGGCGCTCCTTCTGGCGACATGTGCACATACTCACGGCCAACCATCCAGGACGTTTTTCTGGCTCGAAGAATGGTTCCTGGTCGCAGACCGGTTAACGCGATCAGCAGACTTTCTGTGACCCATTTGTTTGGGGTCAGCTGGATTACGTTTTCCATTGTTACCTCGCGTGTATTCGAGGCCACATCAGCGAAAGATACAGTAAATTATCCGACTGCATTTTCCCTTAAGTAGCACTGTTTATGTTGGGTGATGGGGTATACAAAGTGGTTTGAAAAAAGAACCCGGCGCGGGGCCGGGAAAAAGGGTAACGGAGCGGTGCTTTCGCACCCAATAGCCAGCTCATAACTGGCTATCAGTTGCGTCAATGCAATAAGCCAAGGTCGTAGTTGAGGTTCTCAAGGCATTCTCGGTCCTGCTCGAAGCAGTAATCCCACAACTCCTGATCGTGCCATTCCCGAACCAGTTGCCACTTCCAGCCGCCGTCATGCTTCACTCGGCGGACCTTTCGCTTAACGATGGCGTCCTGATCGATAATCACCCCCCAACCTGAACCAATGCCATTGCGTAGCACATCCAGATCAACCTCGATAACGCGGAACAACTTCGGTAATTTCGGTAACTCTTCAATGCGCATAATCTCTCCTCATGCCGCGCGCTGGGCGCGCAGTTTCTTCAGGTGTTCTGCTTTTTCGATTTCTTCGGCGATCCGCTGAACTTCCGACTTGCTGACCGGTTCGAACTCAATGCAAAATCGGCCCATGCTGGCAATGCATGGACGGTTATTGCGGAGGTAGTGAACGATGTCGTTTTTGGTGCGGAGGATTTTGCAGGGGATGCTGTGGTGGTCAACGTAGTAGGTGTTAGGCCGGATTATCCTGAACATGGAATTCACCTTTTGATATTTTATCGTCCCACGAAAGCACAACCTTAAGCATCTCCTGATAGTCGTCGTCCCATTCCAGACGATCAGAGTCATGCGTTAACTTTGCCATCATCTCTGCGATGGTATTTGCTGGGAGATAACCTTTTCCGAAGTCAGCCAGTCGGGTTTGATAGTCAGGCGCATCATCTTCTCCATAGCCAAATTCACTCTCAAAGGCGTCGCAATAACTGCAAGACCCATACGATCCTTCACACACGCCAATTTCTCCACCTTCTTTGACAAGTGCCAGCCATTCCCCCTGGTAGCATCCAAACTCAACAAAATCTAATACCGCGCATCCAGCAGCAATTAGTGCAGACTGATAGCTCATTTCAAATCCCTCTCTGCTTATTCTTCAATTCGATAACTGATTGACAATCCGCGCACGTATGGCAGCCGGGAACGGCAGCGCGCCGCGGCTCGGGAATTGGTTCGTCGCATTCTTCACAACGCTCAGCTGATACGGCGTTGCGGTTGAGGCGGTGATAAGTGATGACGTACAAATCAGTTAAGCACGGGCTGCCGCGCTCGTTCACTCGCGTATGGGTGATGACCGACAGGAGGTGCCGGGGCTTAACGAAAGCGACGATTTCCCGGTAGAAACGGCGACGGCAAACACTGTCATCAGCGGCGTATATGCTGGAGGCCAGATAGCGATGAAAATCGTTAAACAGGCGGACTTCGATTACTTCGCCGACCTGGCTTTTCCGCACCCGGTAACGTTCACTATCAACGTGACGTACCCGATAACCGGCGGAACCCGCACGGAAGACGTGACTCTGTCTGGGCGGCTTATCAGTTTTGCTGAGACAAACGATGGGTCTGTTGTCAGTCCTGTTTACTATTACACCTTCACTTTCGACAACCTGAATGGCCCTTCTATACCCATTCAGGATGCGACTATCAACACGACGAAGTTCATCCTAAACGATAACGCCGCGCTGATAGTCGGACCTTTCTTCTCTCCGATACCATCAAGCCAGTTGTGGCTGCATACGCAGTCAGGTCTTGGGGGTAACAGCGAAACTAACTGGGTGGTAAACATCTGGAAAGTCGACAATGACAACAACCTGATACCCGGCACGGAGCAGACGTTTACGTACCGGCAGACAACGCCACACGACTACATGTCGGAGACGTTTAACCGGACTGATAAACTCACTCCTGCTGGCGGTTTTGGGCGTTATGCAATCACCTTCAAGAGGACCGATAACAGTAGCGATGCAAGTAAGCTGCAAGTTGAAGAGATTCATGCTGTCAACGTCAGGACGAATGTCGTTCACGATGAAGATTCGCTGGTAATGGTAAAGGTCCGGGCCACTGAAAATGCAACGAGCGGCCGCGACAGGAAATACAACGCGCTGATCACCCGCCACGTCATCAGTTACAACATGACGACGCAGCAGGTAGATTACACGCTCAGGCCGTCACGGAAATTTGCAGATATTGCTCTGTTTAACTGGCTTGTCGTCGGTCAGCAGCCGGAGTCGAGCATTGACATTTACGGCCTGTACCAGATTCAGTCTGAAATAGACGTCATTGATCCACGGCTCGGATATTTCGACTACACATTTGACGATGAAGATGTGTCGCTCGGCTCGCGAATGGAGACCATCTGTGACGCAGCCAGCGTGTCCGTTTATGACGATAACGGTGTGCTTTCTTTCACCCGCGACAGCAAAAAGACGTCTGCGGCCACGATATTCAATCGATCGAATACGAAGCCTGATGGTTACTCCTTGTCGTATGACATGACGCTTCCAGGTGGCTATGACGGTGTGGAGGTGCAGTTCCGTAACCCGGACACCAATAAGCAGGACTTTGTTCGGTACCGGATTTCCGGCAATTCCATTATTGAAGGATCACCGGCCAAAGCGAAGAAGTTCGAAATGCTGTACGTCAGGAACAGGTTTCAGGCGGACGAGCGCGCGCTGCGCGAGTGTAAACGGCTTATCTATTCACGCATGACAATGCAGATTACGGCCATGGCTGACGGCGAATGGGTAAACATCGGTGATATGGTTAAGGTTCCGGACACATACGACACGAATCAGCAAGCCGGGTACGTTACAGCCCGAAATGGAAATAACTTCGATACCAGCGAGCGTATCGATTTTTCTGGCAGCATGTTTGTCGTTGTGACCGATTCTCTCGGGAATACGACAGCGCGCTACCCGGCAACTCAACGCAGCGACACGCCGTTCGGATTCACAGCTGCAGTACCAAACATCATTCTCAACATTTACGACGGCTACGACGTTCAGTCACCTTCGCGCTATGTCATCGCAACATCAACGGAACTGGATGCAACGCAGTGGACTATCACAGCCAAGCAACCAAATGGTGACGGAACCACGTCCTTAACGCTGGAAGAATACAGCGACCTGATTTACCCGTAAGCAATTCACTTCAACTTAAAGCCAGCCATAGCGCTGGCTTTTTTATGGGCACAATATGGCTACTACACCTACCAATATGGCTGTACCAAGCGAAAAACCGCAAGACCTGAAGTTTAATGCTGGCAAGATTGATGAGTTCGTTACTTCGCAGGCATCTCAGTACATTGACCGCCTTGGAGGAAAGCATTACACCATTGAAGGCCTGAAGCAGCTTGTTTTACAGCAAATCTATAACCTGGGCTGGAACCCTGTCGGCACATTCCAGGATGGTGCAACTATCACCACTGCGGGCGACATTATCCAGGATGAGTCAACGGGCGTTTGGTATCGCTGGGATGATTTAACCACGCTGCCTAAAACTGTTCCCGCTGGCTCGACACCTGATTCTACTGGCGGTGTAGGGGAAGGAAAGTGGCTGGCGGTCGATGTCAGTGATGTATTGCGGAAAGATTTAGCAAAGTCTACGGGGGCCAGCCTCGTTGGGTACGGTGATGAGACTGTTGCTGATGCTCTGGACGGGATTAATGAATTAATTTCGTCTCAATTGGCTATCGAATTTGAGAACCTGGCATCTGCACAATTCGCGGACCTTTCAAAATATAATATCATTGCTATAAGATATAAATACTCGAATGTGAGCTATGTAAGAACGGGTGTAATAGGAGTTCCGTCCACCGGCAACGTTATAAGATTCTACGATATTTTTGGTTCTGAATTTAAAATCATTCCAGAGAAAAACATCAATGGTGATGTAACATGTTTCACCCAGATGTTTGTTCATGACCCCAGCTATTTTATGTATGCAAAGGGGCTTGGAATTGGAACTTTTATTAACTATATTTTTCCTGGTGACTCATTGACAATTCAGTTCCCTATATTTTTTGAATTGTGCAAACTATATGACGTCTCACTAATATTAGGCATTGCCGGATTTGAGGATCAAATCCCCACATACCTTTCTCAGGTATCGTCATACTTTAGTGATGATGCGGTTGTTGGCATCTATTGCTTTGACGAACCTGATACAAAATCTTACGCTACCCTTACATACCAAGATCAAGTAATTGATGCAGTAAAAGCTTTAACATCTAAACCTATAAGTGCCGCCCTCACTGCTGATGTTAATGCTGCAAAAAAACTAGACTATCGTGTGGATGTTATTTACATCTCAGTTTACAGGCAGTTCCATACCTTCAACGAAATAAAGTATTATATTGCCAATCTTATCGGTCCTATGGAAGAAGGTGCTACAAGAGAGGGGCGCTGCGTTCCAATATTGCAAACATTCAATCAACATACTGGAACAAACCTAAACCCGACAGTAGATGAGATAAAATCATCAAATCGAGGCTGGCTTTCTAGATTTCCTGGGTTTGTATGTTTTATTTTTTATGTTCCAGATAGCCCAAGCATTATGGAGAGCATTGAAAACAGCGAGCCCATAAAATGGGCTTATAAAGACCTTATACAATTCGCTAGACAAAGAACCACAGAAAGATGCAGGCCACTTGATATAAATAATTGCGGGCTTAATTATAGCTCGACCACCGATCAAAATAACATAGGCCCAACCAATAAAGGGTCGTGGTGGTGGTTGCATCCAAATACAACTTGCGCCATTGAGGATGGTAGCGTGGTGCCAACAACTGTTGGCGCATTTGTTTTCATTGTCGGTGATTTACTGGTATTAGATTTTGGCGTGCCAGTCCGTCCGGACTATGTAAAATTTGACTATCTGGATCTAACATCTCAATCAGTAGTTAGCACTTGGCAGTTAATTGCAGGTTTAGGAAACAGCACAACTTTAGTGCAAACTATTACGACCACCGGGAGCGCTACAGTCAACTTCAATGCAGTTGATACACTTACCGGTGTGAAAAATAGATACTGGGCGATAAAACTAAGTGCCAGAAGTTCTGAAGGAACACTGCGGAGGGCTGCAATTCGTAGGGTTAGGGGGGCATTTGCCAGATAAAAAAAGGGAGCCTAGCTCCCTTTTGTTTTATTTGAAAGCGGCAACCAATTTGTTTGATATATGAACCGCGTTTCTGTCTATGTATTTTTCGAAAGCAATTGATACAATTATGCTGAAAAAATAAACTAGAAAAGAGTTGAGCAATAATGTCAAAGAGCCATTTCCAAAATCCAACCCAAATCTTTTTACCAGTAGAAGTATAGGGAAGTGTATTACATATGATGAAAATGAGATTTTACCTAGGAATAAAGGTGTTTTTCTGCTGAATATGTCCTGGGTTATTTTTGAATTCATTGAGAAATAAAAAAATAAACATACGCCGAGAATATGCCAGAAGCTTGCGATATTGAAGTTTGTATCAATTTTCATTATTGAGTGCATTCCAATGGTTGACACTCCTGGGCGTATGGTTGGGTATGACATGAAAATTAAAGAAGTGACAAATAAAAATGCAAGCATGTATTTGTTTGTGCATGTGAACTTATCTTTTAAATATCCTGATGTAACAATGTCACATACAAAAGCACCAAAGATGAAAAGGAAATAAACGGTATTGAATGAGTAAGCCAAGCACGCAGTATAAATTAACCATCTTTTTGATAAGTTGTGCGTGAGCGCAATTAGAGCAAATACGACAAAAGAACCCATCAGCTCAATATGCATTGTCCAGAGCGGGCCATTTATTACATCCTTGCCTGTAAAAAATACATTATATACTGAAGTTTTGATAATTGTGTTTAGTGAGAAAGGATTTCTATCTCCGAAAATTAATGAAATGCTTTCAAAGCAAAGCCAGAAGAAAATCATAGATGCTATAACAGGTATTAGTAGCCTGAAGTATCGCTTTAACGCCCCAATTGTTACCACAGACAATTCTTTTGTTTTATGATATTTATATGATAGTACATACCCACTTAGCACAAAAAAAATAAAAACAGATATCAATCCGCTATATATTATGTTTAAAGGCGATGCAGCTATTATCGTTTTTATTGCGCCTGCGACCCCCGGATCACCGGTGTGGCGAAGAGCAGGGTAGAAATCATTCACGCAATGGTCAAAAATTACAACCATACAACTAATTCCGCGAAGTCCCTCAAGATAACTAATTTTATGGCCTTGCATACGTAGATTCCCGTTTAAGAAACAGAAAGAGAGTAATACACATAATCATGTCTATGTCATTTGTAATGATTAAATTAATGATGATATTTAATTGTATTAAAACATACAAACAATGGCAAAGGCTAAACTGGTCTCTCTGTTAGTTAATAGTTAGGACTCCGACCGCTATGGTGCCTTAACCTCACGTTAAAAACCCGGCAGTGTTTCCACATACCGGGGTCATGCCAGCAGTCTTTTCCAGAGAGCTTGCTGGCGCAAGGATTCTACCACACCATCATGGCAATGGCGACAGGCCCACTCAGGTGGGCTTTTTGTTAGCTATCATCACCACCCAACCACATATCTGCCTCTTCAAACATTTCCTGCACTGCGGCACTGATCCGCTCCTTCTCATGCTTGCTGGCATCCGTGTTGATTGCTGGCAACGTCATCATCGGCTTAATGCGGACGTCGGCATCCGGAAAAATTCGGTGAATCCGTTTCGTCAGTTCGGCGAGGATCATGCCGTTTGCGCCAGGCAAACCAACAAAATTCCTTTTGTCATAAACGAGTTCCACAAACATTGAATATTCCTTCTTTACTGGTTAGATATACAGTATTTATACTGTATTTCTATCCAGTATTCAATGGAGGTACATCATGCAGCAGTCAATCTACGCAACATGTGGAATTAGCAAGCATGCCGATGTTGTTGAAACGCAAAACGGTTTTGCAGTTGTCGACCGCAGCGGAAAGCCTGGCGCGCCCCACGTTCTGCTGATTGCGTATCAAGGGCATCGCGAATTTGCTCGCCTTGCTGGTGGCGCGCTGATCACGGAAGACGGCGAAGCAATCGAAGGGGAAGGTCTTGATGATGTTGAGGTGATCGGCGTGGTAACGCACATCATCAACCGGGCCGGTTTCGATGACCTGCCAGTGATGTAGCCCCGCTCTAATTTTACGGTGATTATTATGCAGCTTTTCACGCCTTCTGAGTTACGCCAGGTTGTCGCTATACCGCTGTTTGGGGAAATGGTCCAGTGCGGGTTCCCAAGCCCGGCTCAGGACTATGTTGAACAGAGGATCGACTTAAACGAGCTGATGGTGCAGCACCCCAGCGCGACGTATTTCGTGAAGTCTTCCGGGGATTCGATGGTTGAAGCAGGAATAGGAGAGGGCGATCTGCTGGTTGTCGACAGCTCAAGGAAAGCCGTTCATGGCGACATCGTCATTGCCGCGGTGGACGGCGAATTTACTGTTAAGCGTCTGCAGTTGCATCCGATCGTCATGCTCAAGGCCGAGAACCCGTCATACCGCCCAATCATGATCGGCAGTGAGGACAACCTGGAAATTTTCGGCGTGGTCACGTACATCGTGAAGTCTGCGAGTTGAGCATGTTTGCGCTGTGTGATGTGAACTCGTTCTATGCGTCCTGCGAGACTGTGTTCCGCCCGGACCTGAAAGGAAGGCCTGTTGCTGTTCTCTCAAATAACGACGGCTGCGTGATCGCCAGGTCGGCAGAGGCTAAGAAACTCGGCATCAAGATGGGCGACCCATACTTCAAGCAAAAGGACTTATTCCGGCGTCACGGTGTGGTGTGCTTCAGCAGCAACTATGAGCTGTACGCGGATATGTCCAACCGTGTGATGACAACGCTTGAGGAGATGTCGCCGCGCTGCGAGATTTACTCGATCGACGAAGCATTCTGTGACCTGACAGGAGTCCGGAATTGCCGGGATCTTACTGAGTTCGGAAAGGAGATACGCGCCACCGTTTTGCAGCGTACGCATCTGACCGTGGGCGTCGGAATCGCTCAAACGAAGACGCTGGCAAAGCTGGCGAACCACGCGGCGAAACAATGGCAGCGGCAGACGGGCGGGGTTGTGGATTTGTCGAACCTGGAGCGGCAAAGAAAATTGATGGCAGCGCTGCCGGTTGACGAAGTCTGGGGCGTTGGCCGCCGCATTTCGAAAAAGTTGGAAGCGATGGGTATCAAGACTGTGCTGCAGCTGGCGGACACTGACATCCGATTCATCAGGAAGCACTTCAATGTGGTACTGGAGCGCACTGTCCGCGAGCTGAACGGCGAGCCCTGCCTTGAACTGGAAGAGTTCGCACCGGTGAAACAAGAAATCGTCTGCTCCCGATCGTTCGGCGGCCGCATTACGGATTACGAAGAGATGCGTCAGGCGATCTGCAGCTATGCCACCCGGGCTGCGGAGAAGCTGCGCGGCGAGCATCAGTATTGCCGCTTTGTATCCGCGTTCGTCAAGACGTCGCCATTTGCGCTCAACGAGCCTTATTATGGAAACAGCTCGTCAGTAAAGTTGCTGACGCCCACGCAGGACAGCCGCGACATCATCGGCGCGGCCACGCGCTGTCTTGATGCGATATGGCGTGACGGCCACCGGTATCAGAAAGCGGGGATCATGCTTGGCGACTTCTTCAGCCAGGGCGTAGCGCAACTCAATCTCTTCGACGATAACGCGCCGAAGCCCAACAGCAATAAGCTGATGGAAGTACTGGACCATCTGAACGCCAAAGATGGCCGGGGAACGCTGTACTTTGCCGGGCAGGGCATACAGCAGCAGTGGCAGATGAAGCGCGAAATGCTTTCTCCGCGATATACTACGCGATACTCCGATCTTCTCGTCGTCAGGTAATTGGCTTCATGGGCAGAAGTTTTAGAGCGGCGTTCATGAAATCGTTCATTACTGAAATCGGAATATCTGGCTCCTGATAGGTCAGGGTTAGCTCGTGTGTGACGTCCGAGTAGAAAACTTCTGCGAGTTGCTTTTGTGGTGAGGTATCGGCCTCTATGAGTTCAAGGTACATTCCGTCGCGAACTACATCGCTGCCGCGGAGATAGTGGTAGGTTTTCTGTTTCATCGTCCTGATGCTATGGCTGGTAAAGGTGATTGGATTGTCGCCAGGAATGAAATAAGGGTAAACGGTGGGATCGTAATTTTGGTAACGTGCTCGCAAAGTTACGGCGATGGGGCAGGAGTGGGGCAGGAAAAATCGCTAAAGTTCACGTTAGAACATAAACTGAACAATTATCCAGAGATAACGAACTGAAAAACAACCTGCTCTTGGGCGATCTTCAGTAAGTTTTAAAAATGTGCATCCATAGTAATCATGTGACACCCTTACATTGCGCAAGAAAAAGGGACCCACGATAACCTCGGCGAGTCCTGTAATTATTGTTCTATTATAGGACTGCCGTGTAACTCATTGAAGTTGTGAAACCTTCCTGGGCACTATCGGACAAATGGGGCGCATTTGGGGCAAAATGTTTTCAAGCTTTTCATTCACTAAGGCAACCTGCTCCCTTTCCCCGATCCACTTTGAGTATACCTCGTAAACCATCTTTGCGTTTTCATGCCCCATCTGGCTGGCGATGAGAGCTGCTTATGGTTCAGGAAGCAGTGCTATTCGTGATATCGGCACAGCAAAGTCAAATGTGATGGAGATTGGAGCATTTGGCACTGGCCGGGATTCATCACTTCAAATACTTCGCCATGGAGGTTGTTTTGAAAGGTCAAACAGCCCCGTCGATACGAACGTATTCATCAAGATAGTCTTGCCGGTAGTGTGCGATTGTTTGGGGGGGATTCTGAAATACAATGACGAAGATGTAGGGGAAACGAAAAAATCGATCGGGGTTTAACAGGTAGCAGGAAGTCCTGGTCTGAATTCGGAAGGCTGGACAGTAGAAATCCCGCAGGCTATCGACGGAAACTGTCTGTGTTCTGCAGAAATTAGCGCCGACGACAGTGGCTCGCTGGCTGTTTCCACTTTCAAGCGCCGCTTTACAGTTGAGTCTTCGATGATTGTTGCTGGCGAGCCAAAGAACATACCCCGATGAGTGCTGAACAGATTTACATCTGGATATGCCAGGCGAGCGCATATGGAAGCAGCAGAAGCAAAGAAAACGATTGAAGCACCAATACAGAGGACATCTTCGTGAAGAAGCAGTTGACCACCGTGCAGGAACGTATCGCGGTTGGCCGTTACTGGGCAGGAAGTCTCTCCGATGTGGCTCCTGAATTTACTACTGTTTATCGGGATTGTTAGATGTACCGATCCAAACTTGAACCAGACTGAGCAGCATCAAACCAATAAATGCAGCAATGGCCGTTGTTAATATTAAGGATGTCATAGCATCACCTTTTCTGTTGAGAGTGATTTTTTAGACAATCTGCACCAGTCTAAGTTCATAACTTTCTGAACGGAAATTTTGTTCGAGTCATAACGAACAACAAAAAATGCTGCTGGGCAGGGTAACAATAATTTTTATCTTATTATTTTTGTATATGATTTATCCGATAAACGGGGGAGTTATACCTGGGATTAAACCCAGATTTTAACATGATATGGAAGATAAACATTTTAGAGATATCATAAATGTTTTTTGGCAGCATCCCGGATCTCCTGTGAAGTCAGCTCTCTGTCTGATGCTACGTAAACAATGCCATGATCACCCGTCAGCGAAGGAAAACCGGCAGACATTATCTGGAGATGTGTCTCTTCACCGTTTGGATACTCCTTACGGATAGATGTAATGCCCTTAAGAACGGTAATGACCTTGCAAGGCTCAGCATTAAAAAAAACGATTACCTTTTTCATATGCCACCCTGGAGTTGATGATTTTTTTCATAGATATAAAATCCCTGCAAAAGGAGACTCGATAGTTTGTTAACAACAAACCCGGAGCAACTATGTATTATTTCTTAAAATATCATTTTTGCTGAATTGATGGCTGTTATCAAACGTCATTGTCGATTTACAGAAAATACACTTTGCGCCAAATGGATTTTTCTCGGACACATCAAAAATTGACGTTCGGTATTGAGAGCCATGACAGCATGGACATCTGAAATGAATGTTTATAGTAATATTATTTACCTCGTTAATGATTTTTAGTTGGAGCCAGTAGCAGAAAAGCCTTGCATTTTCGTTTTTTTGCAAGTCGTTGCCATAAAGGCAAGCAAGAATGTGATTTAACGTGTATGGTGGCAGTCCCTTAAACCAGGAGATGCCTATGTCTGGACGTAAAAACACACAAACCCGTCGTAATCACTTAGTAAAATGCCCTTGCCCTAACTGTTCAAAAGATTCTGAGCATAGCTTTAGCCGTGTTCAAAAAGGGTCTCAGCTTGTCTGCCCTTACTGTAGTACTTTATTCAAGTCAGCAAAGTGATTTAAAAGAAAAGCACCTGTCAGGGGATAAGATCACTTAATTTTTCTTGAATATTTCCATAAGGTAACTGAAATTGACAGTGACTAACCCGGCAAAGTAAATGAAGTGATGCTTTTGGAGGTCGTCAGGCCTCTTAACTTTATTTTTATATGCCGTTAGCTTCTGTTTTCAAGCTGTTCATGCAGTAAATCTGATCTTCATTATATCGGTCAGCATTCTCATGTAAAATCTAAAATATACTGGCCGATTTGTCCGAAAAATCCGGGCGCTACAGGTTTGGGGACTGTCTACTCAGGAATAATCCATCATCGTTGTCGCAGCCCACAAATGTTTATTTGTCGCAAAGTATTACGCTGGCAGCAGCAGGACCCTTGTCACCACTATGAATCGCGAATTCAACCTTCTGGCCTTCAAAGAGCGTTTTGAAGTTATCACCCTGAAGAGCTGAAAAATGGACAAACACATCTTTGCTCCCATCAAGCGGGGAGATAAAACCAAAACCTTTGCCTTCGTTAAACCACTTAACCAGGCCTTTAATTCTTGTGGACAT